AGCCCGGGCAGGTCCAGTCGCCGAGGCCGCGGTTCTTGACCGCTTGCGCGAAGACGGCGTCCTGCACCTCGGGCGGCGCCGAGCCTGCCGTGGGGTACTGCCCAGTGTCGACGCCGATCTGCCCCGCGTAGCTGCGCCAGGTCGGGTTGATGAACTGATACGCGCCCGAAGCGGTGCTGTGCGGGTTCTGCGCGTTGTAGTCGCCGCCGCTCTCGAAACGCTTGACGATGGCAGCGAGATCGGCGACCGAGGAAGCGGCCATCACTGCGCCGGAAAGTAAAAGCCGTTGACGACCCTGACGCGGCCAAACTTAGCCGAGTTCCCGATCGATCCTTCCGGCGCGCCTGCAGGGGCACGGGCGAGCGCGCCCGGCGGCATGCCGCCTCCCCCCGTCGACGCGGGCGCAGGTGGCAGCCCTGTCGTCGCTGCGGGCGGTGCCCGCGACGGGCGTGGCGTGAACAGGGTAGAGGCTGGTGGAGTGGCGGGCGTGGTTGACGTTGTGCCTGCAGGCGGCGCGGCCGGGGTCCGCATCTGCACCAGCGGCGCTTTCCCTGCCTCGTAAGGCGTGTCGGTGCCCGGCTTCATCATCTCGACGCGGAAAAACGTATCTGCGGTGCCGTCCTTTTTGGTCTTCGTCATGGTCATGCCATGCGAGAACACCCCTTCGTCGCGGGACTGGTTCGGATTGATGTATTTATCGTCGACCAGCTGCTGGTAGGCCTGATTGGCGGCGAGCACATGGTCGCGCCGCCCCCCAGCCCGGTAGTACTGATCCTCGAGGTCTTTATAGACGCGCTCAAGATCAGCCGAAGCGGCTCCTTGATCTGTCTGAGTACCGGGCGCGTTCCAACCCGACGGCGGCGTAAAGTTCTTCGCCAGTTGCTTATTGAGCAGCTGCGAGACCAGCTCGTCCTCTTTCGCTTTGTCACCGCCAGCGACGGGCGTGACGCCGCTCTTAAGCGCGATCAGCCTTTGCCGCTCCTGCTCGTTCGGGGCATGGACGATCGCATAGTCGAGCTGCGCGCTGACCTGGGCCGGATCAGTCGGCGCCGCAGGTAAGCCTTTGGCCGCGGCTTCGGGGAAGCTCATCGTGGTTCGGTTCGTCGGATCCGTAGGCGAAGTGAACTGGCCGTACGTGGTGGCGGCCTTCTGCTGGTCGGGGTTCATCGTCGGCATACCGCCGCGGGCGATGATCGTCGAAAGCGGATCGATCCTTGACTGGCCAGTCACGGGATCGGTCGTGGTGACTGGATCCATCCCCTTCAGGTTCTGTGCGTTCTGACCGGCGGTCCGGGTGTTCTGCATCGACGGCTCGCCGGCGAAAGCAGCCATCGCCTCGGCGCTCGCTTGCGGCAGCTTGCCGCTAGCCACGGCGTTCAGGATCACCGCGCGCAGTTGCGCGTTCGCCTGCGCGTCCGTCGCGCCCGACTGGATCAGCTTGGAGTAGAGCGTCGCGTAGTTGAACGCCGGATCAGCATGCCCCCCGGTAGACTTGGCCGGCCCGGCAAAAGTAGGCCCTCCGTCACCGGTCCCGACGCTGCCAGGCGCAATCGGGCCTGCGCCATAGTTCTTGTCAGGCACTTGGCCATTGGTCGTCGTTCTATTTGAAGAAGGCCCCGCCACCGCGGACGGCGGTGAAGACTCCGGCAGCGGCCCGCTCGTAGCGCCAGCTGCAGCATCAGCGAGCTTGCTGACCACAACGCTCGGCGGGACTGGCGGCCCGTTGGTAGAACCTGGCGGCAGATTGTTGCCTGCGTTTGCCCCCGAGGCACCGGGAGCGCCAGGGGTCAAGGGCGTGCCGGACGGCCCTGGCGCCACGGCCTGCGCCAGCATGCCGCCGGTGCCCGGCGTGGCAGGGATTGCAGTCGGCGGCGAGGTCGGCGGCGTGCCCGCTGCGTAGGGGTCGTGCATGATCGTCGTGCCCGCCTCGCCCGGATCGTAGGTCGGCGCAGCGTTGTTCCCGCCGAGCTGAGCGTCGACCGCATGCGCGGCAGCGAGCGCGTTTTTAGCCTTCGCAGTCTCGACTTGTGCCTTGCGCGCGTTGGCCCCGTAATAATAGGCCTCGACCTGTTTGCTCGGATCGGGGAACAACGCGCCGCTGAGATTGCCGAGAGCCTGATCCCAGTTGGAGCTGCCAGTGTTGAACTGCGGCATGGCGCGGAACCCTTCGCGTTTTAATATGCGGTTGCAGGATCAGGCTTCGACGTAAAGATCGAGCCGAGATTAGTCACGTTCGGATTTGCCGCGGTGGGGCTGCCGAGGTAGCGCCCTGCCCCGGCAAGCGCGAGCTGACCCGCGCCGCCGATGATGCCGGCCTGCTGCTTCTTCAGCGCGATATCAGCGGTCTGCTGCGCCAGCGTGTTTTGCGCGATCGTGTTGGCGTCGCTCTGCTGCAGGTTGGCGATATCAGTGGCATTGCCGTAGCTGAGACCCGCGGCATCGAGCGCGCTCTGGCCCTTCGACTGCAACAGAATGTCCTGCGCGTTACCGAGACCGGTCGCAGCCTGATAAGCGACCTGGCTCGGTAGGAGCCGCGTCGAGTTGCCCGCGCGCAAGAGTGCCTCTGCGGTTTGCGCGGGCATGATCCCGACGCGATTAGCGGCGATCGCTTCGTTGACGGCCTGGGTCGGCGCGTCATAGGACGACAGCGCTGCGACCTTCGATCCGTAGCTGCGGATGTTGGTCGCGGCCTCGGCCATCCGGCGCGCCGACGCGCCTTGGGCTACCGCGTCGGAGGTGACAGCGTTGTTGCCGCCGGACGGATCCGACGCCGCAGGGCCTTGCGGCACGTTCGGCTGCAGCAGCGCAGCCGCCTGTTGTTGCTGCGCAGTCTGTGCGTCGGCGAGCTTCTGCTGCGTAGTCGATGCCAGCAGTTCCCGCGCCGCCGTGTCGCCGGTCTGACGCAGACTCTCGGCCTGCGTGTTCTCGGCGGCGAGCGTGTCCTGATAGTTTTTGAGCGCGCTCATCTGCGACGTGCGCATCTGACCCGCGGCCAGCGAGCGGGTGTTGAGCGTCTCTTGCTGCGCGGCCGACTGTGCCGCAGTCTGCTGCAGCCCGGCGGTCAGGCGCTGGCCGAACGCCTGGTTCTGCGACGCTTCCTGTGCCCGATTGGCTTGGTTGATCGCGTTCGATTGCTCTTGCGCGGCCTTTGTCTGCTGCTGCGAGGAGTACATCGTAGCCGCGGCGCCAAGAGCGGCGATCCCGATTGAGGCGGATATGGGTTCACACATGGCTCAGCCCGTCGTCTTCGTGCTGCCGGCGCCGGGAGCGTTCGCATTGGCACCACCTTGTTGCGGCAGTCCTGCCAGTCCTTTAGCGCCGGCTTGCAGCACATTGCCCGCCTGATAGCCGCCGTAGAGGCTGCCGCCGGTGTTGATCAGCCCGGCGAAAAGATCACTGACCCCGCTGACTTGCGGCACGCCTTGCAGGCTGGCCACCGTGTCGCCCGCGGTGCTGGCCAGACCGGTAACCGCCGAGCGCTGCGTCTGCAGCGCGTTGTTCACGTCCTGGATGTTGCTCCCCGCGATCGGCGAGCCGATGCTTTCCGCGTTCGTTACCTGACCGAGGAGGTTCTGCTTGGCGGTGGAGACGTTGGACTGCAGCTGATTTGCGGATTGCTGTGCCGCCGCAGTCTGGTCGGCGGCAGCGCGCCCAGCGGTTTCCTCGAGCAAGCCTTTCTGGCTGACCCCTGCCTGGCTCGATGAAATGTTCTGTCGCGCCAGGCCGAAGGCCAGCTGCTTTTGCGCCTGGGCTTTCTGATAGGCGATCTGGTCCGACGCCTTGGACATGTAGTCCTGCGCGTACTTTTGAAAGTAATCGGGACTGAACTTGGAGAAGGCATCGTTGACTTGCTGCGTGCCCTGGCTCAGCAGATCCGCGCGGCCTGCATCGTACTGGCTCTGACGATCGGCCTGCGCGTTGACCTGGGCCTGCTGCTGCGCGTACTGATCCTGCTGCGCCTGAAACTGCTTCTCGTTGAGCGCGTTCTGCTGATCGGCGATTGCCTGCTGCGCCGCGATCTGCTTGTCGCTGAGATCCGCCGCCGCCATCTGCTGATACTGCGGCACCGTGATCGCGCCCCGGAGGGCATACTCGTCGGGGACGCCATCTTGAACGCTTCTGGTTCCCCGGTTTCCCTGCGCGTCAACAAAGGGTGCATCATGTGTTGTGGGAACACTGCTACCGCCGCCACCGCCGCCGCCCATGCACATCTCACTGCACTCCTATGCTCGCCGTAAAGCCCCGACGCGGCTTGTGGTGCCGTATCACGCGCTGAGCGCGACGGTCTTGAGTTAGATCCCAGGTGTACAAGAGAAAATCCTCGCGCCCGCGGCCGTAGCCGCGCAGCACGCTCTCGATCTCGCCGCCGAGCATCTCTATCCAACGCCTGCTGTCGGCGTTCGCCGCCAGCACATAAGCCTCGCCGCGGTGATAGTTGGCGTTCTTCAGGACCGGGATGACGAAGGTCTGCGACCAGCGCGTCATCGCGCGCACGATGCGCGGCCACTTCGCCGTGCCGAAAGCGCCCGCGACCACGACGCCGGGCCGCACCGGCACAACGCCGTTGACCGCGACCGGCTCGCCGTCGAGCGTCCAGACGCGCCACAGCTCGCCCGCGATGGCGACGACCCCTTCGACCATCGCATCCTCGTCGTCGTCCCAGCGCAGGGCGAAGATCTCGGCGCGATCGCGCGGGCGCAGGTTCTGCACGATATGCGCGAGCGCCGGGCGCGTGACAAGATGACTGGCGACCGCGCTCATGTCACAACGCCCTCTTGGATGTTGAAATGCAGCGCCGCCATGATCGCCTCGCCCGGCGCCGCGTGCTCCATATGCACGCCGATATGCGTGCCGTAGCCCGCGAACGGGATACTCTGTAGGCCGTAGGTGTTATCCGTTATCGTGGCGCAGAGCTCGAACGCCTCGGTGTTGTTCGGCAGCATGCCGATGCTGATCGACCACTGGCCCTGGCACATCACGCCGACACTCTTGATGCGCTTCCACTCGGTCGGGCTGTCGGCGCTCATATGCGGCGTGCGGATCGTGATCTTGCAGCTGTCGAACTCCTGCCGCGATACGCCGCCGTAGAGGTAGATGTTGCCCGCGTTGTCGTCGCAAAAGATCATGTTGCCGACCAAGGCGAAGGTGCGCACGTTGAAGCCGGGACTGAGGGTCGACCAAGCCGTGATATGGCCGGCGGGAAAATACGACAGCACATAAACGGTCGATCCCAGCGCCAGCCAGTAGCGCCCTTGGATCGGCTGCACCGTCGCCACCGCATGCGCCACGCCAGATGGGTCAGACCGGATCTGCGGGATCAGCGCCAGATCGATGGCCGAGCCGATGTCGCTGACCGACGCCGCCAGATTGATGACGTTTGCCTTGAGCGAGCGCACGCCGCTGTCGGAGAGAAACAAGACATCGCCGGTGCCGAACTGCAGGATCGACTGCGGCGCGATCATGCCGATCCGCAGCAGCTGCGTCAGCGTATCCTTCGTCGGGTCGGGATCGAGCGACCAGATCTGACACTGCAGCTGCGACAGCAGCGCCATGTTTGAGTAGTAGACTTCCATCGCTATCAGCGGCTCGCCGAGCGGATCGTTGAGCGACGTGTTGATGAAGCCTGCACCCGGCTCGTCAACGGAGTCCGGATCGTTTTGCGCCGGATTGTTGACGCCGCTGAAGCGAAGGTACTTGCCGTCGCAGCGGTACATCTTCGACTTCCAGGTGCGCGCGTAGGTGCCGTGCGAATAGCTGCCGTCGACCTCGAGCACCATCGCGTCGTTGTACCAGCAGTAGGTGATGCCGGTGCCGAGATCCTGGAAGCAGACGAAGAAGAGCTCGTCGAAAGGCTCGACATCGAGGATGTCGTAAGGCCCGGTGCCTGCGAAGATGATGTTGTGCGCGACGATCGGCACCGGGCACACGCCTTGCGGGATCGGCGCGCCGCCGGTGTTGACGCCGAAGGCATGCAGCGTGTCGCGATGGCCGAGTAGATAGCCGTAGACCGTCGGCATCGTCGTCATCGGCACGAAGGCGTAACGCTTCTCGATCTCGCCGCCCTGATTGAGCACGGCGTTCTCGAGGATGCGCAGCGAACCGCCGGGCGCGGTCAGCGGTGTCTTGCGGACATCGTAGCCTTCCTTAAAGTCTGTCACACTGAATACTTTAGCGTCAGCCATCAGTGCTTACCGCACACCGTGCTGTGCCACTCGCTCATCGTGAGTTAGGCCCGCTGCTATATCCGGGCGGGATATAGTCAAGACCAAGAACAGGCTGATGTCCCGGCCGTGACTGTGCATCACCGCCGCCGCCGCCGATCGCCATCGGGCGCACCTGCTTATGACTGAACTGCCGCACGCGATGACGGCGCAGCGCTTCGTTGGCCTTGTTCAGCTTGAGGCTGGCGTCCTTGGCGTTGTCGCGCTGCAGGATCTCGACGGCCGAGAACAGCACGATGATGTTGTCCGGCAGCGTCGCCTCGTCGCTGTCGTTTATCATCTTGGTGACGGTCTGGGTGCCGCGCACGCGGATGATGGCGTTGGCGTCGGCAGCCGTCGCATCCGGCACCGGCCACAGCTCGATCATGTTGCGGTCGGCGCTGTGCATCCACTTGCGCGTCGGCCAGCTTTTGAACCCCGTGTCCGAGTTCCACAACACCATCTCGTAAGGGCCGACGCCGTAGGCGAGCTCGTTGTAGACCGTGTTGATCAGCACCCAGATATGCGTGATGTCGTCGAAAGCGAGATCAGCCGGGTAGTCGTAGTAGCGCGTGCCGTCTTCCAGCTTGATGTCGCGATCGATGATCAGCTGCGGCCAGTCATAGTCCTGGTAGAGCTGGATCTGCGTGCGGTTGAGGTAATAAAGCAGCGTGTCGCGATCGTTGATGCCGTGCGCGACGTTGGTCGAGTGCCCGAGCTCGGCCCGCAGATCCGTCAACATATCGCTGAGCTGCTTGCCCATGGCCCTACTTCCGGGTTGACAACGGCACGTAGGTCGGGCTGTGCGAGCCGCCCGCGTTGACGTCGGGCAAGGTTGCAGCGTGACGTGACGCAGGCGACTTGACCCCGCCGGATCCGCGGCCGAGCGTGTCGCGCACGATGTGCGGCAGATCCTCGACGCGGGGCATTTGAGGATCGCTCAAGCCGAGATCGTCGTCGTCATCGTCCTGCGCATGCGCCGCGATCTCGTCGGGCGTCGGCACGCTCTCGGCCGGCAAGGGCGGCGCCTCGAGCACCGGCATGTCCTTGGTGATCGTGAACTGATCGAGCGGCCGTAGCTTGGGGTCGGGGCTGTCGGGGCGCGTCGGGCGCGGCGTGTAGATCGGCAGCGTGCAGTGCGGCACCGACGCATCGGATGCCGGAAGCCGCGGGCGGTTGCCGGGAAAGACCGCCTGCACCGTCTCCGGGCCGTAAATGCTCAAGAGACGCTGCAGCACCTCGTCGTTCGTCGCTTCCCAAGTGCCGACGACATGGACATCGGTGATCGCTTCCTCGCCGTGCATGAACTGCAGGATCGGCAGCTCGGGGAAGACGATCGGGCGCGAGCGATCGCGGTAGACCTTGTTACCCTCGTCGCCGGCGAGCGCGACCATGCAACGCAAGAGATGAAAGGCTGGCATGAACTCTCCTCCTGAAAACGGAGCCAGACCAAGGGAGGCTTAAATGGTCTGGCCCCGCGCGCCTCAAGCAATCTCGACAACAAGCGCCGAGTTGACCTGCTGCGCTACCATCTGCCCCGTATGCGTCATGCTTTTGTACATGACGAACTGGTTGTACGGCCGGGCGGGCGTGAACTTGTGATCCCACTCGCCGTCCTGCTTCATCAAGTAGATGTGCCGCGGATCCCACCAGTAAGCGCGCTTGGTGAAGCCAAGATCATCGAGCGTCGGGTCGTACTCGATGGTCGTGTTCATGAACTTCAACTGGCCCATGCTGCCGTCTTGCGGCCCGGTGAACCCGGTCATCGTGTAGTTGCCGTTGGCCCGGAGCTCGATCTCCATCGCCGAGATAAAGGCTGAGCCCGCCAGCATCTTCGACGGCTTGCCGCCGTAGCGGATCAGCTGACGATACTCTTGCTGGAGGAACTGCAAGAGCGCGCCGCCGTTGGTCGTCGCCGAGGTCACTGCGCCGCGGCCGCCGGCCGTGCCGAACGCCGCCGTTGCCGAGCGGTTCTGCCACCAGGTGTTGCTCGCGCGCGAGAGGCCGCCCAAGTTGCCGGCATTGGGAACCGCTGCGATGATCGACTGGATACCGGCGATCGCTTTCGCATCGCCCGTGCCGTCGCCCCACATCAGCGTGTTCATGCTGCGCGCGTACTGCTCGCCGAAGTCCTCGAGCTTGTCCTGCAGCAGGTTCACCAGGACCGTAACGTCACGGTCGCTGTGATTGCTGAGCGATGACCCATCGCCTTCCTCGTCGGTGACGCTGATGCCGTCGATCTTCAGCTCGGTATGAGTGAGCGTCAGACCGATGTGATGCTCGCGCCAGGGATAGTTGACGCGCTTGATGTTGGCAGGCGTGTAGAAAGCGACCGTGTCGTTGTGGGTGTAGCCGACGACATGATCGTTCGTGCCGCCCGCGCCGTAATCGCCTTTGACGGCGAGGCTGATATTGCCTTTGCCGCCGGGGAACGATTTGGCCGAGGCTTCCATCAAGCGCAGCAACGGCTTTGCCTGGATGGCCTGCTTAAACGTGTCGCCCTTGTTGTAAAAGAAATCCAACGCCGCGTTGGCGATGTTGGTCAGTTCACCTGCGGTGAACGCCATGGCTGCTCGTCCTCATGTCAGGAGGCACGCCGTGAGTTCGCGATCGCCATCACGACAGCTTCCTTCAAGCTGCGCGGCGTCGCGTTCGGCGTGCCGGTTGCGACATGGATGCTGGACGGGCTGGAACGTGTCGGCCGAGGCGCAGGCTGCACCCGGGCAAACGTGGCTTTGACCTCGTCATACGCCGTCTGCGTCAGCGCCACCGCCTCTTGCGGGTTGCGCGGTATCCCGCGCTCTTGCAAAAGACCCTGTGCGTAACGGCGGACAGCACCCGACATTTGGGCGTAGTCGGGATCCCTGGCCTGGATGCTGGCTTCCCAAGTGTCGACGGCTGAGCGGATCTCGCCCACACGTTGACTTTGCTGGGTCGTCTCAACCACCCGATTAGCGTCTTGCAACCTGGCCTCGGCCTGTGCGGCACGATGCCGGGTTCGCGTCAGTTCCTTCGCCGACGCATCATCGATCAGCCCTTCGTCGACCTGCTTCTGCAGATCCGAGCTGACGCGAATACCGAGCGCTTCTTGCGCGGCCATGACGTAAGGCGTCACGCCTTGCAGGAAACCCTGGTAATCGCCGCGGCGTAACGCCGACCCGACGCCGAGAAGCATGTTGACGTCGTCAGGCGCCAACTTGTGCTCTTGGAGAAAGCCCTGCAGTTGCCGGTGCTGCTGGAGCTCCGGCTGCAAGGCGTCGATCGTCTGACGGGCCTCGTTGCGCTGCGCGAGCAAGCGCTCAAAACGCCGGCGCGTCTCCGGCCGGAGCTTCTTGAGCTCGGCCTCGGTCGGGTCGGCGAGAGTGGTTGTTGCATCCGGTGCAGGAGTCTCCTCCTTGCCCGTAGCCGCTGCCTGGTCCGGGGCGACTTTCTCCGCGGCCTCGGTGCCCACGTCATCAGAGGGGGCAGCCGATTTCTCGGGGGTGGTCTCCACGACCTTCTTGACTGCGGCAAGCAGCCCTTCTCGGTCGGACTGGCGGCTGTCGCCTGACGAAGGCGCAGTACTGTCGGGTGCGCTGGACGACGGCGCAGTACTGTCCGGCGCCGCCGATGGCGGGGGCGCACTCGTTTCGGTTGCACTTGACGAGGGTGCCGCTACGTCAGAGGTAGCGAGGTCTTCTGCCACAGGTCTTGCCGTCCCGTGTAGGACTACAAGACTTATGCGCTTTTGTATGGTCGGTGTCTAGTGGTTGTGTCTAGTCACCGTGTTTTGGCAGTTAGCGTTCCACGTGGATCAAACTGTCATCTACTATACAAAACAAAACTAGTCCTTGGGCAGGCAGGTCATCAGGATCTGAGCCAGCAGCTCAGTCCGGCGCTCGAGCTGGCGCTCGAGGAACCACATCGTGGATCCCAAGAAAATGGCGTTGATGAAGA